TCCGCCTTCTGTTATTAAATAAGCATTGCCTTCAATATCTATTATACCATATCGTATTGCACCACCTTTAGCTTCAAATGTTGCTTCACCATTTATAAAGCCATATGAACCTCTTAATCTTTGACCAGCTACTTGTAATTCGCCAGTGGATAATATATTAGCATCACCAGTTTTTAATTTACCAGCTAAAAATGTTAAATAAGCATCAGCATTAAATACAGCTATACCATCAATTTCATTTCCACTTTGCTCAGCTAATGATGATATTGCAGCTTCAGATAGGGATTGAAACCCTAACATTAGCTAATTCTCATAATGTAATTAACTGCTCTGTATGGAGGTAAGTTTTTACCAGTACCACTTGCCCCTCCACTTGCAACTGTAATTGTGTGAGTATGATTACCATTTGAGGCAGCCGATCCCGCTATGCTGTGAGTATGGTTACCAACAGGGTTTATATTTTTATTAGCTACATTCTGGCCTCCAGTTGGAAAATAAGCAAAACCAGCTTTACTACCAGATACGAGTGGGGAGCCTGGCGTTGTTGTTGTTGCTGCTGAGTGAGTATGGCCTCCGCCACCTCCAGATGTTCCAGACAATGAGTGAGTATGAGCACCTGTACTGTTTGTTGTAGCTGTGTGTGAGTGAGATACTGCAATCGCATCAGCACTACCACCTGTAGAATCTAAAGCATAAGAACCATTAACACCAATAGGTAATAAACCTCTCATATCCGGTGTACCGTTAGTTCCATCACATATTGCCCAATTTGTTGGAGCTGTTGCTCCCATCCAAAGAGTTATTGCACCAATAGGTACATTACCTACGGCTGTTCCTACTTCTACATTATTTACATATAAAGATGACCTAACATCTACACGACCATCATTAACAGTTAAATCAGGTAAGCTGCCATCTTTAGTGTTAAATTCTAATTGTAATGGTGTTGTAATTCTTGACCTTACACCTAGCTCGGCAACATTTGCGTCAATCTCTACTGTTTTATTATCTTTGCTAATTGTAACATCACCAACGTAGTTTGTAGTTCCAACTGTTGGTTCTGTCCATATTTCTGCTGCGGCAGGGAAGGCCTGAATTGCAATCTTTTCTCCGTCAATAACTGTTCCTTGTGATGCTAAATGCTCTACTATAACTTGAACATAATCTCCAACATCTTGAACGCTAATAACTAAATATCTACCAAAATTTGGGCTTTCTACTTGATTTAATACAACAACGTCATCTTCTTGAACAGCTGTGAATTGTCTTACGTTGCCTTGCTCATCTGTTTTAGATATAAATACTTGATTAGTGTCAGCATATGAATAAGTAAACGCAGCTAAGTCCTGCAGATACAGATTTCCAGCTTCTGGATCTCTGTTTGGATTAGATGGGTATGTGCAAGTGTATGATGAACTAAAGAATACGCCCTCTTTTAGTCTTTCAATGTCATTTGTGTTTGTTGTAACTTTTGTTGATAATGTGCCAATGTTAGCTGTGTTATTATTAATAACTCCGTCTTGCACTTCTTGAGAAGCTTCAACTGCGTCATCTTGGGCTTGTTGCTGTGAGTCTATTTCAGTCTTTGTATAAACATTAGCAGCAAATAAATCACCATCAATATTAACATTTCCATCTTGGTCTTTTGCAACAGCGTAATCACCAGGATAAGTTAGAAATACATCACCAGCTCCGGCAAGGTCTAGTAAGCTACCTGTTGAAGATGCTATAAGATTTCTAGCTAAGTTTGTTGCTGATTTTAAACCATATCCAACTTCCCATTGGTTTGTTGTTGTAATACAGTAATATGTTACCTTACCATTCTCAACAGCGTCCCAACCTTGAAAATTATCTCTTGTTGCTCCAAAGACAATATCACCAGTTCCTACTGTGGAAAAGCCTGTTTTTACTCTATCTTTTAATTGTATTGCCATTATGCTTTACCTTATGATAATGTTAATGTTAGATTGTCTACTACTATTTGAAATTGGTCGCCTACTTGAATATCTTTTGCTTCTTCAAGGTTAGTGAAATATAACAAATTACCGTCTGTTTCAGCATCTCTAATGCCTACGTGTGAGATAATTCCCCATGGCGTAGTTGCTGTTGACCATTTCATTTCGTTGGCGTTTGTTGATACTCCATCGACTGGTTCAGTAATTGTAACCTCAAGTCTATTATATGACGCTTGGTCTACTTCAGTTCCTACGTCTTCTTTTGTTGGGTCTGTTGTGTAAAGGGCTACCCAAACCTTTGCTGGTGTTGAGTAATCTATAGCTCTTGTAGTCGCGTTGATTAACGAGTCAGCAAGAAAGTTTGAAAAGTCCATGATTAAGTTCCTATGTTAAGTTGTAATTTGTACTGCTAGTGGTTGAGCTGGAAATTCTGATTGCTCGTCTGATTTAGTTATGCTTGTTAAGCCTCTTGTGTATAATTGTTCCCATGTTACTAATCTTGCATCATCCATCAAGAACGGAGCTGATTCAACTAAAGCTGCATATAATAGTAAGTCTGGGCATACTTCTAAATATTCATTAGAAGGATTAGTATCTGATAGTGGCCTAGGTATTTTGTAATATGTCATGTTTACTGTTGATGCCCCGGTTGGCCTAGGTGCTAACACAAAGTTATCTGATACTAATGTGTAATTAACAGGTTGACCATTTCCACTGGAGTTTGCTAACCTATAAAATTGAGATACAGTCTTGAAGTTAAGGTTAATAATAGGATTACCATCTAAATGTATATCTTTCATCTCAAGAAAATCTGCAGGAGTAGGAACATTAAAGCCACTATCCATACTATATGTAGATTGTTGTAATGTTTGTCTTAGTCTTAAATCTCGCTGTAATCTTTTTTCAGCTAAAGAAATAAACATTGGTATCTGTGATGTTAAATCACTTCTAGCTAAGTAGCTTGCAATGTTTGTCTGTAAATTGTCATATGATGTAAATGCTGGCATTTATAATTGTCCTGGTTTTGTTCTAAAGAATAAGTTTTCCGGATTATTTAACCAAGCAAAGAATCTCTTTTGGTCTAACACTGTAAAACCTTTCATTATCCCCTCTTTATTTAATTTATCTATTGCTGTAAATGGTATTGAAGCTACTTTATTACCAAATAATTCATCTGACCATTTGCTATCTGCATTGTTGTATTCTTTTTTATTCTGTTCTATTAAAGCAGATACATCTTGCTCTTGTTTAACAGTTATTTCATCTTTATCATTTAATCCAATGCTTGTAGTCTTACCTCGATCGTCTGTAAATTTCTTCATATTATCCACCCTATTATTGTTACTATACTGCCTAATATTAAACCTGTTGAAACGATTACTGCTGAAGCGTAACCTATTGCCATTAATAATTTATCCATAAGGTAATGCCCTCGTGAGAGGGCATATAACCTATAACTTATATTAAGTTATTTACCATCGCGTGAGCAGCTTCGTTTTTAACAACGAGTGTATACTCAACGTTTAGTAAATGCTTTTCTGAATCACCCATTTTAGCAAGTTTAGTTTGCTTGAATGGTCTTAGATAAGCAGTATTTGCCATTGAAGGATCAAGGACTAATGCTACATCATCATCTAAGAATCTATCAGGAACTACTTGCAATGTGCCGAAATCTGACAGATATACGTCTGCCGATCCGATAATTGTAGTAGGTGATGACTTAGGTGCTTCATAGCGCTGAGCTGCAATACCAGTGAATGTTGATACCACTTGCTTTTGAGCAGGAGATACTAGTAACATTGTTGGTTCGCCACCTTCAGTGTATGCTTTTAGAACTGCTTCTTTTAGCATGTCTTCAGTGAAAGCACCACCAGCTCCGTCTACTACGTTAGTAGTAAGCCATGATTGGATACCACCTAGTTTACGTGGTGTGCCTGTTGTGCCTTGGTCTTGAGCTTGATCTGATAACATGATTTTTTCCATGTCTCGTTTGATTTCAGCAGAAGCTTTAGCTAGTTGATATGCTGTTTCTGTAGAACGACCAGCTTTGTCAACAACGTCATCAGTAACAGATACTTGAATCACTTTATCAGAGATTTGTGTATAGTTACCAACACGTGTTGTAGGTGTAAGTGTCGCAGAAGTTGCGTCAGCACCTTCAAGTTGTGCGTTGTCTACATTAGCGTCAGCTAGTGAGTCGGTTTGCCATTCGTGGTAAGTATTTTTTGCTTTAGTTTTACCAATTGTTGACATGAATGGTGTTGTTGTAGGCGATATGTCATAAATCGCATCTTGTAGATCTTCACGAATACCAATGGTATCGTAAGTTTGATATGTTGCCATGATTGTGTTTACCTTTTAAATAAAGTTTTTGAATACTGAAGTAGCATCCTCAATAGTGCCAGATGACTTCAATCTTGTTTTCTGTTTGGTATATACATCAACATTAGCAATCTTATTACCTTTTTTGGTCATCTTAGGAGCTTGTTTAAGCTTCTTATTAACCTGAGGGTTAGATTTTTGTAGTTTATCATAAGCCATTGCTTTTTGCATTACAATTACATGCCTATGGTCGTAAACTTGTGCTAATTCGTCGTCTGTAAAACCTATACTTTTACCAAAATTACGAATATCATTTTTGATTTGTTCGCTTTTCTTTGGGTCAGAAAATTCCTTTACTTTCTCAGATAACATTTCAGATTCATGAGCAACAACTTTGGCTTGATGCTGTGCAACTTGCTGTTGCTGTGATGCAGCTAACCTTTGTTGTTCTTGTGATAGAAGTTGTAACTTCTTATTTGTTTCTGTCTGTTCTGCTACTTTAATAGCATATTGTATTGGATCGTTTTCTTTTAATTCTGCTAAATCAACGCCATCATTTTGTGATTCTTGTAATAACTGCTGAACTTG